ACTTATGGACGTAATAACGTTAAAGAACATAAGGAGCCAGAGCTTGTCCGTGCCCACCGTGAAGAATGGCGGAAAGAAGGTAAAGACGGACTACACAGTTGAACCTCATGCTGTCCTTTAGGTTTTCGGGGTACCTTTGGTTCAAAAACCCCGTACTATAATACATACCCATGTGGGTGCTAGATTGATAGGAGGCCTTATATGGGCGATTATATGAGCGGTTACCGTGAAAAAGTAACTGACGAACAACTAATAAGTTTAATTGATATAGGTGTATCTAACTCTGCTGGAGATTTTTTAAATTCTTCTGAGTTAGCTAACGATAGATTACAGTCTACTTACGAATATGCAGGATTACCTGAAGGTCATTTAAGACCTAATGGTGTATCTAAAATTGTTTCATCAGACACTACAGAAACTATAGAAGCTTACTTAGCTCTTATTTCAGAGTTAATGTTTAACAATAACAGGATAGCTAAATTTAAATCTTGGTCAGCATCACCCAGCGCTATTGCAGCAGCTAATGATGCATCAGACCTAGTTAATTATACTATATTTAAAAAGAACAATGGTTGGGAGTTAATGAATACTTGGGTAAAGTCTGCTTTACTCTGGAAGAACTCAGTAATACGTTGGGACTTTGTGGAAGACAAGTCAACTAACTTTGAGGAATATGATTCTCTTACTGAAGAAGCCCTGGACCTTAAGTTATCAGATAAAGATATAGAAGTAGTAGGTGAGTTAAACTTTAACCCATCAACTAATTCTTATGAAGATGTTAGGTTAAAAAGAACCTATGATATGTCTAGAGTTAAAATTGAAAACATTCCACCAGAAAACTTTCTTATATCTAGAGACGCTAGCTCTATTGAAGACGCTAACTTTGTAGGTGTACAAGTAGAAATGTCTAGATCAGATATACGTAAAATGTATCCTGATATAGCAGAGGAAGTATCTGATTGGTCTGAATTACCAAGTTCAGGAGAAGAACACTCTAATTACTCTGAAGATGTTGCTGTACGTAAACGTGTTACTGGACAGACATACTGGTCTGGTGCATCAGATGATAATTACGACATGCTGGAAGCTAACAGGAATGTAGCTGTTACTGAATGTTGGATGAAGATAGATCGTGATGGAGATGGTATAGCAGAACTTAAACACTTTATAGTTGCAGGAAGTACTATACTATATGAAGAAGATTGTAGTTATGTGCCTTTAGCTTCTCTAAGTCCTTTTGAAATACCATACGAATTCTATGGATTATCTATTGCAGATATGACTAGATCTACTACACTTACATCTACTGCTATACTACGTGGCTTTGTAGAAAATACTTATCTAAGTAACTACTCACCTAAGTTAGCAGATCCAAATGTTGTAGACTTCTCTGCTTTACAAAACATGAGACCTAAACAGATTATACCTACTAACGGTAATCCTCAAGGCGCAGTAGCAGATCTACCACCAAGCACTATAAGTGCAGGTACAGTTCCTTTGTTACAACACTTACAGGTACACAAAGAACAAGCTACAGGTATGTCTAAAGCAGCACAAGGCCTTAATGACGAATTATACGTATCAGGTAACAGTGAAGTTAAACTAAGTCAAGTTATGACTGCCAGCCAAAAACGTATACAACATATAGCCAGAAAATTTGCTGAAGGTGGATTTAAAAGGTTATGTGAAGGCGTGTATAAGACTATAAAAGCTAACATGGATGAAGTTAGTATTATGTCTGATAGACGTGGTGTTATGTTAGATGTTAATTTAAAAGAACTACCTACTTGTATAGAATTAGAAGTAGATGTAGACTTGGGTGAAAACTCTAATGCTAACAAAAGAGAAAAGTTAATGTTATTAGCCTCTCAATTAATACCGATGCTTAAAGAATCGGGTCAAGGAGCTATGATTAAACCAGATGCTGTAGCTAATATAGCGTTTGATATGGTTAATAGTCTTGATCTTAAACCAGAACAATATCTTAAAGATCATACCACTGAAGAATTCTTAGAAGAAGCTAAGAAAGCTATGCAGATAGCAGAGGATGAGAAAAAGAGAATGAAGGAGATCGCAGCTCGTGTTGAAGAATCTAAAGCTAAACAAGCTGAAGCAAATTCAGTTTATACTAAGGTGCAAGCAGATAATTCGCTTCAAGATAACATTAGGCAAACGGCTATTGCACTTGATCGTCATGATCAAGAATGGGCTCGCCTTAAAACTGCCGCAATTAAAGCAGAAGTTACTCCAGAAAATCTCCCGACTCCGGGGAATATGGACGAAATAATGATGAAGGCAGTAGAAATAGTTAAGTCTATTGAAGCAGCACCATCAGGCAAAGAAGGCGGTTCACTAGACGATATGGTGAAACAAATGGGCATAGACCCTGCACAAGCAGTGCAATTATTAAAACAAGCAATCGGAGGCGGGCAATAGCCCCCTCCTTAACTACACCTCTACCTTTCGAGATGATGTGTACATAAGGTAAATTATGGAAAAATATAGAGAATCAGGTGACAAGAGGATGACCAAGAAGGTGCATCCCGATAGATTATCACAAATAGCATTACAAGAAGCTACATTTGCAACAACAACAAGAAATAGTTTCTTTGACTCAGCATACGGAGATATCTTAGTAGATTTCTTTGTTGAGTGGCTAAAGACAGAACCTCATGAGACCAAGACTAGAGAGCATTTATATGCTTGTTCTATGGCGCTAGGTAGCGTTAAAGAAAAGTTAATTAGTATAGAAACTAAAGGTCGCAACATCCCTATTATAGAGAAGTTAGGTGAGGAGGATAGCAATGATTAAAAGTAGTAATGAACAGATTAATACAGTAATAACTAACATAGAGAATTCTATTGATTACTTTATTAACCAACACACAGCAGATTTAAATGGAGCAGCTCGTATTAGAAACGATGCTCTTGTAGTAAAGGCTTTGTTCGAATACAGAACATCTTTACTTAATTTGCAAAAAGATAATGCTCCCGCAAAGAAAAGAGGAAACCCTAACTTTGGGAAAAACAACCCTTACACAATTAAGCAGGAGGTAAGTAATGATGGCTGATGATAATAATTCTACCCAAATGGATGATAACATTGTTGACAGCAGTTCTGAAGATCAGATGCTCGCAGACATTCTTAACCGATCAGAAATACTCCAGGAAGCTGGCGTAGTTCCGAAACAGGAAGAATCTCAACCCGAACCTGAACTCCAGGACTCAGAAGACACAGGAACAGAAGAAGACCTTGAACAACCTGTAGACTCTGCCGAATATGAAGATGATGTTGAACCAGATAATGAAGAAGAGGAAGATAGTACTGAGGAAGACGGAGATGCTGAGGCTACCGAAGTTGATACTTATGCACTAGATGACTTAGAAGACATTATGGTAACCCACAAAATTGATGGGGAAGAGGTAACTCTACCTATATCAGAGTGGATTGCTGGTTCTGCAACCAAACAACATCTTAGTAAACAAGGTCGTGAGATTGGGGAAGCTCGTAAATCATTAGAGGAAGAGCGTACTCAAAAACTAGGTGAAATAGAAACATTAGCAAGTGTTATTGCGAATGAAGTTTATACTGAAGAAACAGAACATCAGAAAAAGTATCATGAGATCTCTCAGAAGCTCACAGCAGCTCAAAAAGAGGGGGATACTTACGAAATTGGTGAATTGCTTCAGGAACAAACTAAATCGCAGAGTGCTTATTGGGAAGCTCGTAACAAGAGAGAAACACTCGCAGTTAAAGTAGAACAACAAAAGCAACAACTACAGCAACAACAGTTTGAAGAATCTGTAAAGAATTTTAACGATACTATTACAGATGTTATACCAGACTGGGATGAAACTATTCAAAAGTCTATAAGAGAATTTGCACTAGAAGAAGGACTACCAGAAGCTTTGCTTAACGTAGTATCAGATCCTAGCGTAGTTAAATTTGTAGATGAGTTTCGTCGGCTAAAGCAAGGAATTAAAAGTGGCGCTAAAAAGCGAGCTAAGATTCCTGCTAAGAAAATGCCTGCTAAAAAAGCTAAGACACCGATTAAACGAAAACAAGATCAGGCGGCAATGACTAAAGCAAGAGCGTTTAAAAATGATGCTTCGAAAGAAGATCAAATAGCTTTCTTGAAAAGGTTTGCGCCAACACGATAAGCCAATATTCGGCTAATAACATACAGGTAAAAATAAAATGGCAACAGGACGTTATGGCACTTCAGGTGCATCAACACAAGCAGCGGACGCAGTAGGCAACCGCTTTCCTTCAGGAGCATCAAGTGCTTCTGTATCTGAAAAAGAGGATTTAGCGAACTTCATCTCAATGATTACACGAGATGAAACTCCTTTCATGTCTTCTATCGGCAAAACAAAAGCTACAGGTATCTACCACGAGTGGCAAACAGACGAGCTTAAAGCTCCAGGTAACTCACGTGTTGCACAAGGTGCAGACTTCGATGCAGTTACTCCAGATGGTCGTACTACTACTGGTGGTGACCACGGTTCAGGCGGTGGTGTAGTTCTTGCAGCTGCAGATCGTAACCGTTCACGTTTAGGTAACTATACACAAATCAACGCAAAGACAGTTGCAGTATCAGGTACAAAGCGTGCTGTAGATCAAACTGGCGTTGCTGATGAGTATGCATACCAGTTGAAAAAGCGTGGCACAGAAATGCGTCGTGATGTTGAAGCTGATTTAATTCACTCACTAAACGTATCTACTCCAGGTTCTGCATCAGTTGCAGGTACTATGGCTGGTGTATTTTCTTGGGCAAGTAACGTTGTAAACGTTGCGTCAACAGACTCTGGAAACACAGCTGCTCGTATTTCTAATGCAGGTGTTACTGCAGCAGAAGCAGGTATCGGTACTAACAACTTCTCAACAGAATCTACAAGTGCAAACGTAGGTGAGCTTGAATTGTCACACATCGACTCTATCATGCAGACAATCTATGAGGAAGGTGGTAAAGCTACTAAAGTTATGCTTTCTCCAAAGAACCGTCGTACATTCTCAACTAAAGCAAATGCTTCAGGTTCAAATGTTCGTCGTAACATCGATGAGTCAGGTAAACTACGTCAAGCAGTAGACATCTATATGTCAGACTTCGGTGACGTTATGGTTGAGCCTAACTACATCATGGGTCTTGCTGCAACTGCAACAGGTGCTGGTGGTACATCCGCTGACGCAGTATCTATTCAAGATGCTTTCGCACTTGTATACGATCCAATGTGGTTCAAAATGGCAACTCTTCGTCCAATGAATGAAGTGGACGTAGGCCAGAATGGTGACTCAACAGTAGGTATGTTCGTTGAAGAGACAACTCTTGAATGTTCTAACCCTAACGCTTGGGGCGTAATCGCTAACATCGGCGCATAAATTTAGGAAAGGGGGCACCTTAGGGTGTCCTCTTTTACTAATAGGAGTAATAAATGTTAATTAAAATTACGGCGAACAGTAATGCATTAGTGATTGGTTCTGAGACTATAATTGCAGCAGCTCAAGAGTCTATTGTTGGCTTAACAGGCGAAAATCACGTAGAAGTTGATCCCAGTACAGGTAAGCTTACTAAAGTTTATATGTCTAGGCCAGGAGCTTCACACAATGTAGTAGCCATAGGTACTACTGCAACTACTGTATATAGAATACAAGTGGGTAATCTAACTAACGATGGTAGATTCCATACGGTACTAGACTCACTATAATACATGAGAGGAACAGCATGGCAAAGTTTAAACATAATTCAGCAGTAGGCGATCTCACAGGAGAAATCGTTACTGATGGAAACAGAGGTAGTAAGTGGAGAGTCGAAGGAGACATCAGCACAACTATTGCCGAAGTAAAAAGAGATAGAGAAGCAGGTCGGAATAAAAAATCACACTATCAAAAGATGTGTTCTATTCCAAACGTAATAGTATTAGAACTAAATACTAAGCATAACTTAGATATACTAGATCCAGAGTTTATGCATGACCCTGCTATGAAAAAGAAATTGGTATATCTGTTAAGAACAGAATACCCAGATTTACTAGTTATGACATAGAGGATTATTATGGCAACATACGTAGAATTTGTAGGCTCCGGTGATTACGCTGGAAATAACGCAGGAATAATTAGAGACTGGGCTAACCGAGATGTTTCAGTACTTTCTAACTCAGTAGTATCTCGGTGCCTTGATTATGCAGCTGACGAAGCTTATAAAACTTTACGTGTGCCACCATTAGAATTTACAAGAACATACGTTGTAGATGGTACTCAAGAAGAACTAGATGCAGCAGGTGCTTCAGGAACTCCTGATATAGGACCTAGTGCCTTTCAAGGAGGAGGTAATGTTCTTACTATTAATGCACCTAGTGATATGATAGAAGTTATATACATAAGAAATTCAGACATTGGAAATAAAAATGTAGGAATAGTTTATAACGAAAAGGTAGACGTAAGAACATTTAATGATGGATTTACTCAAACTAAAGACTTTCATTTTTATACAAGAGTAGGTAATCAGTATAAGCTACATGGTGCTTTTAAAAGAGGCGATGAAGTAGAACTTCATTACTACAGAAGGTTACCTGGTTTAAACGCTACATACTCTGCTACATTTGGCAATTGGGTATCAGGAGTAGGAACTTTAGATATAGGTGGTTCAGCTACTACTTATGCTAATGCATCCTCACCTAATAACACAGAAACTTATTTTAATAACAGAGTAGCGGCTAATGCTAGTTATTGGGTAGGTGACTTAGCATCTCATTGGCTAAGAGATGAAAATGAAAAGATACTTTTGTTTGGAGCTCTTAAACAAATATTTATTTATCTTAATGATAACACAGAAATAGAAAAATATCAGGCACTATCTGGCGCACAAATTGATTCGTTAAATAGAGAAGAAACCGCACGCAAAGCAAGAGGCGGTAATATAGCCATTTCCTTCGCAGGAACAAATTTAATCTAGGAGGATAATATGGGCTTTAAAGTTTTATCAAATGAAGTTAACTACACAGATGATGGTGGTAGCTTCGATGATCAACCAGTAGCAACTTTAACTGTATCTTCTACTTACGCAAGGGATGCAGCTGCTGCTGCAGTATTAGCTAAAGCAGAAAGAGAGGCAGCGGAAGCTGCAAAGATAGCGGCTGAAACAGCAGAGACTAACGCTGAAACAGCGGAAACTAACGCTGAAACTGCTGAAACTAATTCTGAAACTGCAGAAACAAATGCTGCTGCAAGTGCTACAGCTAGTGCAAATTCAGCTACTGCTGGT